GGCCTGCACAAGAGCGTGGTAGCTGCGTCTTGCACAACGGTCGAAACGTGCTGCTGGGAACTCTTTGTGCCGAAGTTGTTGCAGGCTTGCCCGATGAAGTGAGCGGCAAGCGCGAAGGCTTCCCCAAGGTATCAGCAGTAGCGGAAAAGAACGGCGTGCTTGCTATCGAGCCAGGGTATTGGTTGCGGGGCCATAGCGGAGATGGTTATTCTTGCCCAGCAAATATGCGAGACATGACTCACACTATAGGTGCAGTACTTCGCAAAGACTACCCTGAGATGGACATCAACCTAGAGGAACTAGACTCAAAACTGGCGGGCAAATACCACAACAAGTCTCAAATACCAAAGCAACTTCTCAACGGCTTTGGCAAGAATTTGATACGTTCGTCTACGTTTGCAGATGAGATGGAGGAGGTGCGTGATTTACTTTGGCAAGACTTCTTTTTTTCAACGTGCGGCAGCGAAGGGTTTTCAAATAAGCGTGATGCACATGGCGTATCGAGTCGCAAGGGGCGTTGGGCTCATGCGATGGCATATATTGGGTTTGATGATCGGCCAGTTGTTTACGAGCTTTACGGCGAGCCGCTTGTATTAGTACTGAATAGCTGGGGTGTATGGAACAAAGGACCAAGAGGGATAGTTGACTCGGCAAAGTTGGTTCCCAAAAACAAAAAAGAAAAGTACTTGAGAAAGAACATTGTCAGCAAAGACAGTGGAAACATCCTCATACCGAAGGGCAGCTTCTGGGCTAAGTGGTCCGATGTTCGCAACCGGACGATGATAGCTGCGGCAGGTCTTGAGGGTTGGGGCAGAACCAAAGTCGATTGGAGCTTCGAGGTGCGATGAAAAGTTTCATGGTCGTATCGGCGTTGCTGTTGATCGGGTGCAAGCCCGTAATACCAGAGCCGCACACATTCACACCTATGATCTGCGTGTTGTCGGCAGGTCTTGCGATTGATAGCAACACGCCGACACCTGACGCAGACCCTGACAATATCCCTAGTTTTAAAGATTGCGAGGAGTGCGGAGGCAAAGGGTGGAAGGGTGACGGGCAACCAAGATCGGATTGTTTGGCTTGCACGCATCCGAAGTGGGATATATATTTTGATGAAGAGTTTAATTCACTAAACCAAAGGAGGAAGGAATGAAACATTTATTGCTGATGTTTGTTTTTAGTTTTGCCATGATGCAAGGCGAGGTAAGTGCAAACTCTGGCCACGGGCACAAGGGTTTCGGTGTTTTTGGATGGCACCCAGGCAAAGCACTTAGTGGTGTCCTAAGCAACGTCCAAGATAGAAGGCAAACGAGGGTTGCCGATAGGCAAAGTCGTCGCAGTACAAGGCGACACGCTAGATGCGGTTCTGCCCCCACCCCAGCAAAGCCGGAAGGGGAAAAGCTATCGTGCCCACAATGCACAGATTCATCTTCGACATGTAAAGAAGGTCGGTCGCTAGAGATCGTAGTGGGGGTACAACAATAGACAGAATGCCAGGACGAGTTGATCAGTCCTGAAGAAGACGTTGCCTATCGCTGCCGTAGCGTTAGGAGAGATGGGAGCCGCCAACCCCCACCTGAGCTAGGCTAAAGGACCAGCCTAACAGGAAGTCGATTGGTGGCTCGGACTAGAAGTTTCAGACCACCCTTAGAAAGTGAGGTGACAGAGTGAGATTCGTACTAGGTATGCTAGCTGCGTTAACACTCGTCTTAGCCTGCGAAACAGCAGAGGCCCGATACGGATATACGCAGCCACATACCTATGCGGCTTACTACGTGTATCCGAGACCCGCTCCCATAGTGGTTGGTCTCCATGGCATTGGGCGTGTTGTAACGAGGTCGTTTAACCTTCGATACCAATGCGTACCGGCTCCTGGCTACTACCGATATACCCCGGAACTAAGGTATGACTACTAAGTCTTTTCCGAGTAAATGTCCGGGCACCGGTTTATGCCTGCCAGTAACCTATGACCACTGTCGGGATGGGGACACGGTTGTTGTCCGCATTCCCGGCAGTGTTTTTACGTGGGCGATTCGTTTGAAAGATTGTTGGTGCCCCCCACTCAGCACGCTCGAAGGATACGAGGCCACGCAATTGGCTGAGAAGCTACTTGTGCAGGCCGACCCTACAGTTCTGCGGCTATTCATCCCGGCACCCACATCTTCCAACGTGTTGAAAGACCTTTTGTCTTTCGACCGCATCATCGGCTACATATTTATTTCTGAACACGACAACACCGAGTACCCGTTTGTAACACTCAACGAAGCTTTGGTTATGGCGGGTAAAGCTTCGTCGTCTAAGAACGGCGAACTAGGAGCATGACCATAGGCAGACAAACATGACCGCAGACGAAAAGACACCGGAAGACTTAGTGGGCCGAGTCATCTACGCAGCAAAACTATTTGGCCCGACTTCAGTTATAGCGGGCGTGCTTGTTTGGCAAGGTATACGAATGACTGACGCATTCCAGGAAGAGCGTATCCACGCATTGCAGTACAATCGAGAGCTGACCTCCAAGGTCGTGGAGGGGCTAACTAACAGCACCCACGCAATCGAGCATATAGGCGATGAGTCGCAAGCGACACGCGAAGCAATCAAAGAGAACACCGACATAACAAGAGAAAACAATCGCATGTTAAAATTAGGAGCGAACCGATGACTTGGTTTCACTTGAGTATCAAGAATGGAGATGTTGTGTCATGCACAGACGACTCTCGATTCGGAGAAGGTCGATGCTCCGAAGCGATGTGCAAGCACTTCATCAACGTCTACACCGATCTGACTCTTGCTGAGGCCAGAGAATACAAAGGTCCAATCGTAGACGATAATGGGGATCATCTACACTCGCACAGCTACCGAGTGGACCTAACCAAGGTCGTGCCCGTTGAAGAGCAACACAAGATCGAAGACAGAGACGCAAAATGCTGCCTAATTACAGAGCCTATAGATGTAAATCTTATCCAACCGATTGAAGTGAGGTAATCCATGGCAACTAATATAAGTTACATTGGCCCTGGTGAAGAGAATGACTATCCAGGCTTGGATGAATGGGAGGATGCCGTAGGAGTCGCAGGTCACGATGAAAATCAAATAGTGATTCTGACGGAGGACATCACAGACAACCTGAGCATGGCGAACGGCTGGAACGCAGTGAACATCACGATCAAGAGCGATACGCCTGGGGTCAAAAGGACAGTGACTTCAAAAACAGGTGGTTATCAGATGATCTACGCAGGAGATAGCTCGATCACCTCCCTCACTGTCGAGGATCTTATTTTGGATGGGACCGGCCAGTCTTCGACGAAGTCAGGAGTCCAAACAAGCAACGGCACCGACACGGTTACCCTCAACCGAGTCCATATTAAAAACGTGACGCAACACTCTATTTTGATCTGGTCCTCTTCGGCAACCACAGCCCTGGACTGCGACAATTGCATCTTTGAAAATCCAGGGGGTAGTGGCTACCGTGGAGCACGAACCACAACAACAGCCACATTTCGCAATTGCCTATTTGTCGGTTGCACTGGTGCTGCCCAGAACTGTGCGGCAAACGCTAGCAACATCGGAAATTACTACAACTGTTTGAGTTTCGGCAATACCGGGGACGACTTTGCTCATGCAGGTGGCACTCAAACGACCAACGTAAGGTATTGCGTATCACAAGACTCCACTGCCGAAGACGGTAACCACGACGACAACACAGGCAGCGTGGCGAACAAGACTGCAACCGGGACATACTTCACCGACTACGCTGGCGGCGATTACACATTGAGGCACGAAGACTTCACCAACTGGACTATCAACGGAGAGGCCGCAAATACCCCGGCGAAAGATTTCAACAATAGAACTAGAGTTAACAACGACATTGGACCCTTTGAGTACGTCCAACACATGGTCGCCCCGGCCATAGACCAAACACTAACCATGAAGATGGCTCGCGGATTAGCGGACCACGAACACTAAGGAGCAGACATGCAAATTTTAAGCGAAACTCTCGGAGCCGATGACACCTCAAAAGTATTTATCTCTCAGCAACACACGAAGTGCTGGGTCTACCTATCCGGCTCGTTCTCTAGCCAGACGGTTACACTAGAGGCATCCGTTGACAACTCAACTTTTTCTACGTTCAACGTAGATGGGGTGGATCAGACGTTCACTGCGGGGACGTTCAAGCTGTACGACTTGCCAGGTGGTATCTTCTTCCGGTTTGACGTATCGAACGGCGGCTCACCTGACATCGACATTCGCGTTGCGGGTAACGGCGTTAAGGTTTTGTCGTAGAATCCGAATCGGCCTCCTTGGCCATCTGGATAATTAATTTACCGGCAGTGATGCGAGCTTCCCACTTGTGTTTGTCGTACTTATCGGCTTCCTCCTTTCCCTTTTCTAGCCAATTTATGGTGGTGGGGGATGGGCGAAACGGTACATAAGAATCGGCGATTACTTGTCTCACAAGTTTCTTGTGTCTGTTGTTTAAATGGTTATCTAGCGTGGTAGCAGATTTCGGCACCCCTAAGACCGAAGACCCATCTATGTAATCAGCCCACTCGTTGAACGTCTTTTTCCTCTTTCGCTCAGCGGATTCGTAGTATTGCACCAGATCCTCTATATCCCCGTACTTGAGTTTTTTCCTAACGTCGTCTTCAGATGCCCGCATGGTTCTGACGAACTTCCTGGTGGCGAAACCATCGGTTCTGTCTATGTCCCCCTCAGAGACCCTAAAACCGGTGATCGTCGCAGTGATTTCAGGAGCCCGCTTACCCGGAGAAATCCCCTGTATTTTCTTCCAAGCTTTGATCGTCTGCGGCGTGACCAAATCTCTCAAATGTTCGGCTATCTGCTTGATCTGCGTGTATTCGTCCACACCTTCGTCGGCTACGTCGCCATCATACAACTCTTTCAGAGCTTTGGCAGCTACGTCTTCGCCCGTAAACGGGCTCAAAAACTCCCCAGCCGCCTCTGCGCCTCCTTTTCTCAAACCACCCCGAATTGTTCTCTTGAGTACGCCGAATGGATCGGAGTAAGACAGGTCTAGGTATTTATACTTTCCAGCCTCTCTATTCCACGAGAGGAAAACAACGTCACTGTTCGCCGAAAACGCTGTTCTCTCACGTAGTTCCTCTTCCTCTTCCGGGGAGAGCCCTATGAAAGCGTGCCACGATTTTGCGGCTAGGTTTGGTAAAGCCAACCACGCCGCAGTTCCAATGAACTTACGACGGCCCAACCTTCGCAACACGGCGTTGTCGCTAGACATCTCTTCTCTAATGATCTTAACCCTGTTGGCGTTGGTTCTTATCTGCTCAGCGTGGAACATAGAGAATGGACCCCACGGAAAGTACCGGCTCCACAACTTAGCAGCCTTACTAGCCCTGCTATATGTTGGGTCGAGGTCTCTGAGTCTCTTGGCACAAAACTCTTCTAGTTCTTTTTTAGACATCTCTGGGAACGCCTCCTTGTAGTCTTTCATGAACTCTAAAAAGGTGGCCACCCTTCGTACAGCGTCCATAGACTGGTAGACTTTGCCAGCGCCTTTAGCCACAGCCCTCCCTGCCGATATCGCAAGCTTGGCTCTTCCCCACTCTCCAACTTCCATGTTGTCTGTGATTTGGACGCCAGGGTAGGATTCCCCCCGGACAATCTCTTTCCCTATACCTTTTAGTTCGTCGTATGCAACGTCTTCTATTACTCGAAGTTCGACCAATCGCTGTTTCGTTTCTCGGTCTTTTTTGGACGTGGCTTCGGTCGACAAAGCACCTTTTACTCCGTCCCACCATACGATCTCAGCCGCCTTTTTCATGTTCTTTTTGCTGACCATGCCGTTAGACAGCGATTGTCCAACCCCACTGAAAAGGTTACGGACTGTGGCTGTCCACGATCCGACCGTTAAGGCTGCTTTTCCAGCTAAAGACAAACCGAGATAGGAGCGTTGTAGATCCCCAAGAATTCCGCCGACCCTCGTGAATTCATCATAGACATCTTCGAGAGCTTGGGCGGTCGTCTCGTCCATGAAAACACCCTCGAAAATCTCCAACTGCGGGAGCTTCTTGTGGTTCACCTCATGTGTGTGTCCGTGTGACTGGTCGGTGGACATTATCCCCGTCTTTAACCCCACCTCCAAGATATCCGCCATGGCCTCTTTGTTGGCAACCAACTTAGCTATGTTGGAAACTGTCTGCCTGTAGTTAATGAACACATCCTTGTGTTCGCCGTACAACGCCCGTATCGCCGGACTGTCTACTTTCCGTTTCTTCATAACATTAACATAGCCCTGGACCCCCGAGGACACGCTTTTGAGGCTACGGGTGTCCCTACGCAACATCTGTTCGGCCAGTGTGCGGATCTCTGCTTTTGTGGCTTTTGGTGCGTGCCCCCTAACCTCCGCTGCAAAGTCAGCCATGATCTGCGTGTCCGCCAATGCCTTATCGACCCAGCCTGGATCGGTGAACTTCTTATACGTCCGAGTCAGATACTTCCCGAAACGCTCTTCGATTGCACTGCCGAGGTCGGAGTCTTCGCCCACAAGTTCATATAGACGCCGAGACAAAGTATCGACGTGGTCCCGCATTTCGGTTAGTGGTACGGCAAGCTCCAAAGGCATCTCCTTCATGACTTCCGGGTCTTGCAGGGCACGATTGAATCTCTCTGCCTCCTTTGGCGTGATCTCAGCACGCCGCCCGTTTATGCGTCGGTACGCTTTTTTCAACTCGGCGGTGTTCTGCTGAATGGCTGTTGTGTGTTTGAGGATAAAACCGTCTCGTCCCGTTATGGTGTCATCCATATGTTCGGTTTTGAGTCCCTTCGATGCGAAGGCTCTTCTCAAAGCCACCATCGTCTTTCTCCCCGCTTTTGTTATGTTTTCCCCCACACCCTCTGTGGCGGGTGTTATAACACCGAGCCCCCCTGCTCCAGAGGAAGGGGTTTGTTCCTCGGGTCCATCCGCTCCTGCAGACGTCAGATCGCGTTGCAAATCGCCCTCAACAGTCTCCGTAAGCATCCTATCGAAGACATCTCGAATCTGGGGGGAGATTTCAACGTCGATTGGCGAACCTTTGATAACGCCGTAAATCTCTGTCAGCCACTTTTTGAACTTCTTAAAGGCTCTCTTGAGTTTGTTGGATGGGGCTTTGCCGTCTCTCAGGTATCTCTCGAACCCTCTAGCCCACTTCTCATGAGCCTCTCTGCTGAACACCCACTGGTCGTCCTCATTCTTCTTGGCCCCAGCCCATCGACCCACCGTACCGATATCTTTAGGGCCTAGGTCTTGGATGAACAGATGGCCTAGCTCATGGATCAGCGTACTGGCGTCTTGAGCATCGGCGAAGACACGAATAGTGTTTGTGCCATCTTCGTGCATCTGTATGTGGCCACGAACTCTCCTGGGGCCAGAGGGGAGTCGCGGGCCTACGCCGGATCTGAAGTCGGCTTCTTGAGCATCACTACCACCCTGCTGCTTGTATTCCTTCGGGTCTACGCCAGGTTCGAGACCTGTTTGGTCTTGGCGAACACTCTTCATATACCCCTCGTATGAATCGTGTTTCTCGACCCCCCGAATCCTTCTCTTGACAAAACTGCCGGGGCTCTCACCTAAAGCTCTGGCTCTGGCCTCGGTAATCCGAATAGCCGAATCGGCCTCTCGGGGGGACGTAGCTACGTCCCACATCCCTTTTTTGAAACCCTCCCACGCTTCCATCTCTTCGGCGAGTTTCTTTCTTTCTTTGGCACTAGGTGCGAGTCCATGCACCCCCAGCTTCTTAGCGTTATTCCTAGACGGGTTGGCTATGAACTCTTGGGCTTCTTCAGACTCCGTATTGAACGCGCGCTCCCCGGCCATTGGCCTAAACAGATGTCGGGTGGATCGTATTGCGGTCGGTGCGAAGAACGCCCCACCTTCGACAGACATGTCATACAGACCCTGTTTAATTCTCTCTGGATCGCCGGATAGGACATCTCCGGTTGCTCCGTAGTCGTCTTCGATGCCGGTGAGTCCTCGGATAAGCTCGCCCAACCGCTCTTCGCCGAACTCTGCGAAAAGACCGTCCCAGCCCCCTTTGGCGTATATGCCTTTTAAGCGATCTGGGGTAAGCTTTCTCTCCCCGAGTAGATGGTCGGTGACGGCTTTCTTTATTCGCGAAGCTCCTGTCCCCGCACCAATCTTGGCAAAAACCTTGTTCAGGACGGGGCCAACCGATTCGGTTAGAACCTCAGTGTACGTGCTGCCTAGTCCTTTGAGTAAAGCCGTACCGAAATCTTTAGACGTGGTGTTGTCTATCGCGGATAGGGCATGTTCCGCATCGCCGGATAGGATAGCCCCCCGGTCTACCTCCGGCGTCATTTTTTGAGTGGTGGCGGCGAATACCTGCTGAGGCATAGCTGCGGTTCGGAGACCGATACCTGTCGCTATTGCTCCGCCTTTAATCGCAACTTGGGCGGCTTTCTTTTTTGCGTACTTGCCGAGTACCTTACGCAGGTATCTCGCCGCCAAAGCTCGTCCAGCCGTCCCTGCACCGCCGGTTAACCCAAACTCTACTGCGAAGCCAGGGAGGCTGGCTATCGTGTCCAAGACTGCGTCCCCCCAAGAGCTGTCAGCTTCGTTCTCTTGGCGGCGCAACATACTGACGACTACATTGAAGTCTCTCGCTTCGGCAGTTTTGTTTTTGATCTTTTCTACAGATTCGACGAACTCGTAAACCTCTACGCCTTCGGCAACCGTGCCAATAAACGGTGTCTTTTTAATTACATACTCAGGCGTTTTTATGTCGAAGTCCCCTTTTTCTGATCGTTCGATAGCTTCTTGATACCACTTGGCGTAGTTCTTTTCCCGTTGTACTATGGTTTTCCCTTTTTGACGCTGATGACGATCCCACATCTGCTTCTCGACAAGCCACTTGGAAAACTCGGGGGTTCCTGGTTCAGAGGGTGCGGGCTCCGGGTATTCGTCGTACCCACCCACCGCCAGCTCTTCGAGGTCGATGCTTCTTTTCTCCCGAGAGCCTCCGAGAGCCTGTTTGTGCTGTTCGACATACTCGGCGGTTCTCTGCTCGCCCTCTTCTCTGCGTTCCTCAGCGGCTCGCTGGGTTTGTTGTCGTTGTAGTAGATTTTGTTGTTGTAGTTGTTCCCGCTGTTGGGCATGCCTTCGCAAAAGATCCTCAACAGTCTCTTCGGGATCATATGCTCCTGCGACCGCCGTTTCAGAGAGTCGCAAAAGATCTTCGATAGTCTGTTCGGGTTCATCCGCTCCTGCGAGCGTCGGATCTGGTTCAGAGAGTGGTGGGTCCAGGGATTCGTCGGACTCACCCACTTCCGGCCCTTCGAGTACTTCCGGCCCTTCGAGTGCGGCCAGCTCTTCGAGTACTTCCGGCTCTTCGAGTACTTCCGGCTCTTCGAGTGCGGCCAGCTCTTCGAGTGCGGCCAGCTCTTCGAGTGTCCAGGTTTTCATTAGAACGCCCCCCTATTTGACCTTATATCTCTATTTCCATCTTGGCCGTAGCCTCCTGAATCCAGCCCAGACCTTATGCCTCGCGTTACTTCTAAAAATTTACCGTCAGGATGTTTAACATACAATTTACCCTTGAACTCAAACGCTGTCCAAGCCGGGAGGTCACCAACCTGGTTTATACCATCGGGTCTAACGGTCATCCCTAGCTCATGAGCGGCTATCGCCTTTTGTTCCACCCAGTCCTCATCTAAGGCACCCCCTCTTAATCTCTTTTGGGACCAAGCTGCCTGCACTTCCGCCATCGGGTTTTCTTGTGGATCTTCTGGTAGAGCCACTTGTGGATCTTCTTGTTGAGCCTCTTGTTGAGCCACTTGTTGAGCCGTTTGTTGAACCGTTTGCCATGCCGTTTGGGCGAAGCGGGAGGCTTGGCTTAGAAGACCCTCTTGTTGGCCCTCTTGTTGGCCCCCTTGTTGGGCCTTTTTCATTCTGTCCCACACTCTCATCACCCCATCCACCTTCTGGTCTACGTATTCCTCTCGCTCGGTTTTAGTCCGTGGTTTGCCGGTATCTAGATTTTCAAGCGACTCTTTAACGGCGGTCTCCACCACACCTAGCATATATTTATCTCTGTCCCAATCATTCTTTGCGCTGTCCTTTTTTGTTGTCGCATCGTGGTTACGTTTTTGGGTGAGTTCCTTTTCGTGTGCCTCTATCCCAGCAATTCGGTGTTCACTCAACAAGCTTTTGCCGCCGGGGTGAGGGTCGTATCTAAAAACACCGTCTGGGCCTTCCTCCCCATAATCGGTAGCCGGCCCTATGTATTTGTTTATCCAGGTATCTCCGTTTGGGTCTTCGTTTTTTCTCAGTCCTTCAACATGCTCTTGCATCTTGTTGAGGGTGAGTTTATCTTTGGGGTCGGGGTTTACTTGGTAGTCTGTTGGGTACTTACCACCCCACCCGGCTTTGTGACCGTAATCTGCTATCCACTGTGCGTCGATTTGATCTTTTATTTCTTGAGTCTGCCCCTTCTTAGCCTTTTCAGCCGCTCTGTAGGCTACCATCGACTGATCATAATCAAACTTGTTCTGATCGTGTACAAGCCGGTTGAGTCCGAGTTCATTCTGTTTTTGTCTGTGGAGCTTTAGATCTTCAGCCTCCTGCTGTAATCGCTTTTCTTGTATCCGATCCTGCTCACGCTCATAAAATGCTTCAAGTTGCAGCCGAGCTTCTTTCGTTCTTTCCGCTCCCGCTTCCAACTGTGCTTGATCCCAAATCCGATTCTCTTTCTGCTGCTCCATAGCGGCTTCAGCGGCAGCTAACCGGTCTTTCTGATCCAGCGACAAGTTAAACTGACGGGCTTGCTCTTGCGCCGCTTGATGAGCCCGTTGGTTTTCCAACCTAGCTAGTTGGGCTTTGAACGCCAAAGACTGATCGTACTGTCTGATCTGTTCGTTGAACCTGTCCTGCTCTTGGAGAAACTGACCTCGGCCAGCGGCGTGAGCCAAATCTCCAGTAGCAAGCATGTCTGGGTTGTATGTTACTTTAATAGGCATGGGGGGGTCTCTTAGTACCAGTTAGATGATGGACGCTTCGCCTGGGTTGGGTTGTAAGGCGCAGGTGACTTCCACTGTTGTCGGTATTGATGCATCCGAGAAGGTCGGTTCGCATGCACCCGAGCAACCCGAGAAACCTGGCCGGGGTTGTAGGGCGTACCTGGTGTTCGGTTACTCGGCACCCCCATAGCCCGAATTTGAGGGACGTAATTGGGGTCTTTCCACCCTTGCCCTCTCATATGCTGTTTACGAAGGTGGCCTATGAAATGGCCCCACCCCGGCTTGTAGGCATCCGACCCCCGCCATCTACCATATTCGTCTCGTTGATCGTCGGTGAGGCTAGCGTAGTCTGCGTTGATGTCCCCAGTAAAGGCTGGAGGTTCCCACCCATATAGCCAGCGGGGGTCTTTGTGCGTAACCCCGATACCTGCTGCTCTGTCCTCGGCTTCCTGTTCGGCTACCCAAGTTTGCAGCCCACCCCCAGTTGTGTATTTGGGTGGGGAGCCCCAATGAGTTGGGTAGTTAGGCTTTTTTTTCTGGTGGCCGCCGCTGCCGCCGTAGTAGTCTTGGTAGTTCATATTTTGTTCCTCGTTTTGTTTTTATTAAGTGTTGTACGTCAACCAGAAAACCGACCGCTATAACTGAGTCCAGTCGATGTCTTTCATGTCGTCTTGTTAAAACATGCTGGGCCAAAGCGGGACCGGTCTTGTGGTGGGTGGAAGCTGAAGTGCGGGGTCTTGCATAGCCCCTTGTAATCTCTGTTTGTACCGTTCCATCAGGCGTTGCTGTTTCCGGTCCCAACTGGCCTTATGAGCGGCGTTCCAGTTTGCTGACCTCCCAGGTATCCACTGTGCCTGCTGTCTTTGTCGTTGTGGTTGTCGCTGGTTCGCTACCCACTCTTGCCCTCCCCGTCCCATCCATGGGGCGATCATGTTCGATTGGGTAACCCCAATCGACGGTGCCGCTAGTCCCATAGGCCGTCGTTGTCCGCGACCGGCGTTGTACCCTCGACCGTCGTTCGCTGAGCCGAACTGTCTCGCCAGCTCGGCTATCATGTTTTGGTTCGGTCCTTCGTCAGTACGACGCTCCATAAACGCAGCAATGTCTTTGGACAGAGCTTGATCGTATTCAGCGGCTCGCCTGTCTACTTGTTCGCTGAGTCTCTGTTTCTCCCGTGCTAGATCTCTCGCAGATCGTTGTCGGAAAGCGTCGAAAATTGTCGAACTACCCAGTCCTCTGTTCGCCAGATTTGCCCGTACACCCCCTAGCGCTTCGTCAGAGCTTTCGATTAGGTCTTGGAGAGCAGCCTCACCGTAGTTAGACACACGATCCATATTACGGTCGTATCTGTCTTCCAGTCGACCAAGGATGTCTTGGTAACGCTCTTCGTTGGCAGCGTTAGCAGCCTCCTCTTGGGCTTTGGCGGAATCTAGGAACTCCTGTAATCGTTGATCCCGCTCGGTCTGTTCGATCATGCGAGCCATTGCTGGGTTTGTCGGGGGGAGTTTTTTCCCAGCTCGCAGTTCTCTCATTTGTCTCTTAAATGGGTTCCCGCCGATACTTTTGATGTACTCAGCGATCTGCACGTCGTTAGGTGTTTGACCGTATGTCATCGACGCCATCGGACCCTGTCTGTTCAAAAATCTCTGGTAGCCAGGGGTGTGCGTTCGTGAGGCACCACCCCCACCTTTGGGCATAGACCCACCCAAAACGCCGAGAGGGGGCAACCCAAGGTTACCTCGGAGGTTGTTGACCATTTGGTCTTGCCACTGTTGTGCCCGCTTGGCTAGTCGGTTATAGTGGCGTCGTTGTTGGGCGTTCATATCTACCTCGGTTCGTTCATGTAGTTAAGCGTGTATTTAATGTTCTTGATTGTTTTGACCCACCCGTGCTTTATTACTGATTCGTGGAGATGGTTTATTGTCCGTTTCCTGTAGTCACAGCCACAGTTCTGAGGTGTGAACCCCCACCCCTTAAAACACAATTCCAACCAATCTCCGAGTAGCATTATTCTGGTATGGCCGATCCGTAGGCTTGTATCCGAACGTCAAGTTGGTCAGTCGCCACGGCAACACCCAGCGTAGTTATGAATATCCCAGACTCCGCTTCGTAGTTAGAGTCCATCGCACAAATCTTTCCGGCGGTATCCGATACGGCGTATGCCCGTCCAGGGACCAACGTGGCCCCCACATCCATCGAGCCATTCGTGACGATGAACCCGTATGCATCAGCGTCGGCTGCTTCGTATACAATCCCGATAGCGCGAGCAGTCGCCGCAGCACTGGCATCGCCTGGGCGGTACTTCCCGTCTGACGACGAGCGGTACACCGGCTCGCCAGCGGTAACTGCCGACCCGAACTGCACACTCTTGACTATCGTGCCACCGTCTTCCACAGCTACGTCGCCTGGTGTTATTGATAGGTTTACAACACCCATTACATCTCCTTTGGTTCAAAACTGTCACAATGTTGACAAGGCTCTATGCCCGTATCGCGAATCGCCGTGACAACCGATTCAGGGTATTTTCCGTTTCCGACACACCGACCTTTCGAGGCACAGTTGTGTATGGGCACTCTTGGTATCGCCGTGGACCGTAGTGCCTCCGTCATCTCTGGGCCGACACCTTTTGGCATACCAAGCTTTTCTCCTAGCCAGTTAACCATCTTATGTCTCTTGTTGCACCCGCATCCTTCGTACTCTGAGTTGAACTCTTTTAGTAGTTTGTTCCACCGGTTCTTGGTCACACCTATCTTCTCTAAGCTTCTCTCGAAATAGTCCCCCAACCCCAACTCAAGGTTGTCTGGAAACCATTCCTTCGTAGCTTTCCTAAAATGTTTACAGTGGTTGTATTTAATGTTCATGATGTCGCCTCCGTATAAACAGAACCGTAACAGTCGGGTAACCACCCAAAATATTACTCAGAACAAACTCCGTTTACTGTTATCTGTGTACCATCCAAATCGCATTGTGTCGGTATGGGCTCGCCAAAAAGAGTCGTAGGTGGGGTGATCGTCATGGTCATCGCACCAGATACATCTCTGCAAGGATCCCCGGCATCGAACTCCAACTCACCTGTGGCGGCGTGGCCGCAGGGCACGGCGTCACTTATACAGGGGTCGTGTACCGAGACGCGAAGCGTACATTTGGTGTCTGGGCCAGAAATAAACTCATAAGCCAATCGCGCTCCTGCAATGCAGTCGCCAACCCAGACACTGCCACCGCAAGTATCCACGGAATGTGTGCCTGATGGTATACACCACGTACCGTTAATGTCTCCGCAATCGCAGGTACTACCGTCTTCATCTGCTACACCAGAGATAGTGATTTCATATCCGGTTAAGTCGCCGGTGCAGCAATCATCGCAGTACAACGTACAGCAGCAGTTTTCGTTAGTCGGTAGGGTGCCGTCTGTGTTGAACAGCAACTTCCCGTTTGGTTTGAAGTATGGAAAGGACATCAGCAGGTCTCACCGGTTACTGTGCCAGTGAAGGTCTCCTGCCGAGTCGATTGGGTTCCAAACGCTTGAAAAGAACCATACTCTACATCTAAAGACACCTTTAGTTCTGTCCCAACCACCTCTAAGCTAATGCCCTCTATACCCCTCACGTATTCCTGTGTTTCAGTGGCTAATCCTATCCGGCAATCGTTTGTAGCGGTTAGATACGTTTCATCCTCTACTAACTTTCTAACATTTAAGGATAACTCACCGTCACCGTTCAACTTCAAACATTCGTCGTCGTACTTAACAGCCAGTTGACAAGAAGCGGGGTTTTCAGAGGCTATCAACCCATTCCCCGCCAGATCACCAGCGACCACGCTTACATCAAACTGTCCCGACCCTGTGGAGGACACGTCGATACCACAATCCCCACTTACCTGGAAGGAGGGTGTCTGATTAGTGGCGGTATCTAGTACGGCCCCTTCAAACAAAGTTGCCAACGTGTTAATGCACGCATCTGCATCTGAGGTGCCGGTGGTAACAACCGAAAACACGTCCTCCCAAACATCCTTCACGTTCTCACACGTAACCGAAGCACCGCTGCCTTGCTTGGTGGATACCACTTGGTAATCTCCACCATCAACCACAAACAGCACAGTGTCACCAGTGAGAACGTCAGATAGCAGACTTAGTGGGTCGTACACAGTGCCGGAGGATGTTGTCCCTCCCAAGTCGCTTATGGGTTGCCAAGTGTGGAAATGGTTGTAAGCCGCCGGTGCGTCTTGAGAAGCAAAAGCTTTCCATAGTAGAGCCGAATCTGTCGTTAATGCTACCTCGAAAAGACCGGTTGGGGTCTCCAACACCATCACTGTGGAACCCGTCAGTATTGTACGACCGGTGTAGTTCGTTGCTGCGATGGTGTTGCCATTCACATCTACGGACGCAACCGAACCCCCTGCTGCCATCCCGTTGGCTGTGCCTACCGATATCGAGTAGTTGGAGTCTGGCTCATAGAAGCCCGTGTCGGAGTTCTTGAAACCTGTTATCTTCTCGCCACTTTGGTACACCCTCCCAAGCGTGTTGTTAAACGTGACGCTACCAGATTCCTCCTCCCCAAAGACCAATGTCGAAACGCTTACCGAAAACGTACTGTCCGACTTGGCCACGTTAGCAGCAACAGTCCCGACGATACACGAACTGTCTACCGTTTGCAGGTGGGCCGCTACGTCTCGAAGATTCGTACAACTGCTAGCTTTGAAGGCCATTATTTCCTCCGTTTGCCTGCTGGACGAAACTTAGCCAATATCTCCTCAACACACCACCGTCTTGCGGACGCTGACCCGCCGTCGTCCTCCAGTTTCAGATAGAAAGCCGCACCACGAACCAACGGGTTCTGAAGGTAGTTGAACCCTTGAACGTCCCACTTCGTCCCAGTGAACGAGGGGGTGCCCGCTTTCACAAGGGCATACGCTTCTTGGGGAGATTTATCTGCGAACACAGACCATGCCACGTCTCCCGAATCCTCGGATAACACAGCATTGAGTTCCGTGAGAACACCTTCGGTGTGTGTCGAACCTAATGGGATGGGGCCGTATACTATGTGGCTGTCGATGGACTCTGACGTATCATCGCTGTCGAACTGATAAGATGTCCCCGAGCTTATGATGTGAAGACCGCTCTTAGTAGGCGAGGCTGAATTCTTGAAATTCACCGCTAGGTCCACGGTCTTACCAAAACTCATTGGCCAGAAACCCTTCGACTGTAAGTCATAAAACCAATACTCTTTAGACCCATCATCGTAGTTCGCATATATGTGAACTCCCCTCCACCTGGAATCGTAGCCAATCGAAACCGAATCCCCGTTACCAGGATCGATCCCAACCAGAGATGACGGAAGGTTTTCGCGAGACATGCTGACCGGAGGCTCACCACACCCGGGTCTCACTGAGTACAGGCCATCACGAGTCATCATGACCGTGTGGTCGTTACCCGTTTTACACCAAGCGGAGTGTTGTAGTGGACCAATTGCGTTAGACAAAGAGTAGACGTAGCCACCAGCCGCAGGATTGCCCCTTACGGCGTACATGCTGTCTGTGCATCCTACGATGAGACAGTCGCTATTGTGGTGGATCAGTGACGTGATGTTCTCACTGATCGCACCGGAGGTGCCAGAGGAGCTATTTGCCCAGGCAGCAGACCCCGTAGGAGATGAGTAGTCCCAATCGGTGGGGTCGCCGACCGCACTCATGTAGAGGATCTGTGGGTTTTCTATGTCCCCAGCCAGGACGAGCCTATCGTTCCACGAGGACACCAGCCCACAGCCTTTTGGTGCCGTACCCTTTTCCGCAGCGGCTACAAGATCTGCTTTGCCTGTGCTTTCATCTAACGGTCGGTAGACACACGCTTGATCTGTAGCTCCTGCCGCTTGGTACAACGACATAAGATGCGTAGCACACGAAGTAAAGTCAGTACCGGGGGATTCACTTATCTTGAGGGACCAACCACTGCCTGTATAAACAGACGTGCCGCTAGAGCCTACCACCGCTACGGAGTTGTTGCCGACCCAGTTAGCTTCACACCAATTCTTAGCGCCTGATACAGAGCCCCCCGAACTGACAATACCGGGGCGTACCCCTCCCCTTTCACGTCCAGTCTCCCATTGGAAAGGCCAGATGTTATCGGAGTCGGGTGTGGTGAACGGAGCTTGTTTGTTGAACCCATGACGCTCGCTCACCCCACCGCTTGGGAAAGCGATAGAAAGCTCACGTTGTTTTGCCATGGATATCCGTTAAGACTGCGAGGTACTTTTCAACAACACACCACTCCAAGCCCCATCACTGTTCTGGCTGATAAAGAGACCAATCTCGTTGTCAGCTACGGCTACGCTTAACGAACTGCCAGCGGTGTCTGTGATTGTGGCGGCGGCTTGGCCTACTGCGTACACGATAGTTCCTTCTGGTGCCTTCGGTAGAACGAAGTTAGTGGCGGCTGTGATGATAACCACACCACCGTCGCGACCTTGAAGATCCAACGTGCCAGCGGATGCGGGTTGGGTTAAACCCCGACCGCTCGCTTTCAGATTAAAGCTGTTAGTTAAGTTACTAAGACCACTCATTGTTTAACTCCAGTTTAAGTTTATGTTTGTTAGGGGTGTGTTTCGCCGAAACTCCGATAGGGTGTTCCCACGTCTCGATTTATCTGTGGCTCCTTTGCCAAGGGTGTGTTTGGCGAAGGCTCGTCTGTCGTGAAAAACTGCTTGCCGCATCGCCGACAAGAAATCTGCGTGCCGTTCGTTAGATGAATGGATTCTTTGTTGAGCCGCATCGAGAACCGCCGCAGTGATCGCTTCTCCGTAGAACGCTCCGCCTGCTGGGTGTGTCCCTGTTGTTACAGGAACACTCTTGTATCGGTACTCTACGGTGTAGGCTGTATCAGCCAGGGGGAAGAACCTCACCTGCCAGCGTGTGGTGGATGAACTTGTTACAGCGATGGGTGTGATCGACGCATACCGGGGGTAGATGTCCCCACTATTCTCACGATCCAACCTCCGCAGGTCTGCTTCGCCTACGAGTTTGATGCTGGGGAGATGCCACTGTTGATCTCTTCGGAAAGTGAAACCGTCAGATTCCATCCCTGCGAAGTCATCAGGTAGATTGTAATGGACTCTTCGTAACTTATAAGAAGTGCCAGCGGCGGCGACATCGGCAGCAGCAGTGGCTGTGTCCAAAAGAATCTCCGTATCGCTTGATCGAGTGGCTATTGTAGCTTTTATTTGTTCGCCACCGGCATCCGACGTGTACCACAACTCACCTTCGTCAGCCCATGCAGGCCAAGTTCCACCGGATAGGGTAACGGTTGTAGAGGCTGTAGCCTGTATGGTGCCTGTAGAGTAAGCTGCGGATAGCTCTATCTCAGCTAAGGGATACAGGAAGGACCATTGGTGGGCGGTGTTCTCGCCTGGGATCTCACCACTGTAAAACTTGCGGAGACCTGAGTCGAGAATCAGAGCGTAGTCTGAGTTTTGAGCCGCCGACCAAACATCGGTCTCGCGCCAGTTTCGGTTCCACCCAAGTTCGCGAGCGACCTCGTCTTTCAACGCATCATACGTTACTTCGAGAGCCATTAGGTTCCTGTCTTGTTTGTGGCCTTCTTAGGGGTCTTTTTCTTCACAGGCGTAGGGGTTCCCTCGGCCTGCTCGACAACCGCCTTCTTGACCTTTGGTCGGTCCGCTTGGTATCTAGAGGCGATCATCAGTAGCACTGCGTCGGGCAGCGGTCCTACGTTGTTCGCCCCCTTCCAAATCTTTTGGAGTTCGTTGCACTCCTTGATCAAATCTTCGTCTCTAGTGTCAGCACCGAAACTACGGAGGATAACTCCGTCTCTTCGTTGTAGCTCTAGTTCCATCTTACTCCTCCGTTAAAACAAAACCGCGCTAAGCCAGCGGGCACCCTGAATCGGATACCCACTGGCCGCACGGAGGGGGTTTAGAATACACCTAAGGCTACCCAGTCAACACTTAGCAATGAAGCGTCTGTGTTTTCTGAGTAGTTGGCTATCGCCAATCGAAGGGTAGAGTCTGGGATGTCCGCAGCGACAAGGTTGTTATCGATTTTTGAACCGTTAACATACACGTCAGCGTCATCAGTCCCGTTGATACGGAAACCTACTTTCACATAGGTATCTTCAGCCAGAGTGTGGGCGGCAGTGATCGTACCCGCTGCCCCACCTTGTTCGCCTACAAAAGTAAGCACGGTGTTGTCAGGTGTGTAAAACCCAACTAGGTCAGTCGGAGTGGTAGCTCCACTAGCCATGATGGCTGCATCATCAGTGGCGTCAACTAAACCGATAAACGCCTGGAGTCCAGCCGTTATGGTATTAGCCTTAACACGGGCTTCGACAACAATGGTAGTACCAGCGGCAGGAGTGATGGTCGCCCCTGACTTATACATGGCTTGCCCGTTGTTATCAGTTTCGTCGCCGCCGCCGATAGCGATGACACCATAATCTTCGTCGTCAACTTCTACAACACGACCAGCGGTCGTCTCGATGAACTTCCAACCGTTCTCGGTTGCATCGGCAGTGAGGGCGGTTACGTTCGTGAAATCATCCAAAACGAACATCCCATGTCGGGGATCGTTGCGAATAACGTCAGGGTTACACCCGAGCCAGAGTTTGGTCGAGAGACCCCTGTCGCTACTGCCTTGGTCATATGTACCAAAAGCCATAGTAAAACTCCTTTGGGCTTAGGTTGAGGAAGCGGTAACTTGTCGACCAACAAAGTTGGAGCGTCGGTTATCGCAGTAAATTTGGTAACCTGTATCCATCCACTGAACGACAGTGTTATGGGCATCGTCAAGACGGATAGGTGTGTGGCGTTTCATGAACCAATCACCATATGTCTGGACGTTAAAGGTGTCCCAGTTGATTCCATAAATGGACTCGTTCAAGTCACGAGCAACACCGCCGACCTCAGTAGTCGCAGGAACCCATGTCCAAGGAACGCCACGGAAATACTGAACACCGATGTCATTCGTTGGACGACCGCCGCGATACTTACCGGCATCTGGGCCGATGTTCTCGTTCAAGCCGTACAACAAATCTTGGTACTCTTGGTAAGGTTTGTAAGTTGAGTACAAACCCCAGTTAAGATTTGGAACCTTCTCGCCCATGGGCTTGCCAGGACGGAAGTGACACTTATCCATAGCTTCGGAAAGCTTACGGCAGAAGTCGTCATTGGAAACACTGTTCCAAGCGAACGTACCGTTCTTCCACTTGGTGTGTTCGGTAGGATCAAGTCCGGCAACGTCCGAATATGAACCCGGACGACCGCCATTGAAACCGAACTCTTCGGTGGTGTCACTTACAAGCCAGTAAGGAACGCCGAAGGGAAGTGGGTCGCCGTTGGAACCGTTGTTTGGACTAGCTGGTAATGTCCAAAAATATTCTTCGTTCTTCTCGAAGAAACCGTCGTACATGTCTGATTCTTGCATTTTCATGTAGTCAAGAATCTGAACTGCACTACCGCTATTCAACGCAGGTTCACGAGCATCCGCCATGAAGTGAGTCTTCTGGAAGTGCCAATTAACCGAACCCTTGTCGCCAAGGTCAGAACGGTTTAGTGAGTCTGCTTTAAAGAACGAATCTGGTACTGTGTTGTCTGCCGAACGAACTTTCAAATTGAAGGTACACTTCTCACTAATCGTACCCTTCTTACGTCGCTTGGTAAACAACTCGTCAGCAGTTGTGTACTGCTGATAAGGTCGGGCTGCGTCCGCCCAAGTATTAGCCATGTAGTTCTCTAAGTAGAACTCCATGACATCTTGGATGGTCGAGCCAGTTACTGAAGCTGGCATAGGTTATCTCCTATTGCCCCGCGATACCGAGTTTTTGCAGGAACGCCCGCATACCCTCTTCAGGGTTTTTCGCAGCCGCTGCTGCTGGTTTCGATGGTCCACCACCTAATCTCCGAGACGCTTGGTCACGAAGGGCGGCTTTTTCACGGGGGGTTTTGGTTGATGGAATCCCGAACTCTTCTGCAATCATCTGAGAAAGCTCAGAGACGGAAGCTCCGGGGTTTGACTGTTTCCGTTCGTAGAGTAAGTTGAACGCTGCTGTTCGCAAAGCGACAGACGCATCAGTAGGTTCTGTAGACTTACCGAACGCAGTGCTTCCCAAACTATCCAATGTTTGGTCGAACTCTCGTTGTAGAGCGACAAATTGCTCGTGTTCAACAGAGCCCTGTTTTTCCTCGAAGGCACGCACCCTCGCATTGGCGTCAGCAAGCTGACTGCTCAATTCGCTAAACTTATCCTTAAACTTATCGAACTCCTGTCGGACAGGATCGCCCTCTGGGAACTCGTCTTCGGGTAAAGAGACACCGAACTCCTCCTGAGCTGCGGGCTCTTGCCGGTTTGATTTCGCGAGATCCATCATGTCTTGGACCTGTTGGTCATCGCGTGCTATAGCGACAAGCTGCGAGGGCAAACCCGCCTGCTCCGCTACCGCCATCATTGCTTGTGATGGCCCATCGGCTATCGCCGGAATATGTTCAGTTGGCTTCTCGGCGACCTTTTCGGTCTCATCCCCTGTTTCGTCTGTCTCTGGTTGTTCCTCAACCCCTTCCTCGGCGTCCCCCTCTTCCGACTCTTCAGACTTCTCATTGCCAGGGAGTAAAGACGCTAACCCACCCAAATCCTCGTCGGTTTGCGGTTCGTCTTCTACTGGGATTTTAGTATCGTCTGCGAAATCTTTTGCCATTGTTCTTTTCCTCCGTTATCCCTCTTAGCGTCCGGTATAGTCGCCGTAACCCCCGTCACGATCAATCATCCCGTATGCCTTGAGTAGTTCGTTACGACCCTTCCGGCTATGCGCAACAGCATGACCGTCTGGGCCAATGTGTGCGTTCTGTACACCTTTTCTTTTCAACTCTTCGTTGTGTGCTTTAACATCGCTTGGATGACAACCAATAGATCGGCTCTTCCAAGGTTTCTTCTCACTAATAGATTCAGGCATTACTCACCTCCTTGTGGTGCGGACATTAACTGCATCGGGTCTGGCCCTGCTTGTCCACCTTCACTTACGTTTCTGTGAATGTATTCCCCACCTTGTCCACCGGCGAGGGTTCGTTCGTGCGATCCGCCCGGACCTTCTTGACCCGGTTGGGGTGGGGGGATGTCCATAACCAACTGCTGCATCTCAGGAATGTCACTATATTTTGCTCTTGTCTTGAGCCACCAATCCAGGTTTATCATCTTCCCCTGCTGCACCATAAGAGGCACCAGCGGGACCAACATCTGAACCTGAGCGTCGATCTCTCGTAGCCGATCAACCGCCGATCTGTAAGGCATTGATTGCGGTTCGATGTCTAAGTCGTAATCCCTAAACTCACCTAGCCGGGCACCCTCGTGTACCGCCCCCATCCATGGGGCGTCCACTACGAAGTCAGTACCGGGGATTTGTTTGACCATCGGTATCTGGGTCGTCGCATCAGCGAACAACAACCGACCCAACTCTTGAATAACCTCTCGAACAAAACTAACAAATTGACCCTGGTAGAACGCTTCCATGCGACTCACGTTCTGGCCGATCATACTTTGTTGAGTCGCTGTGTCTGCCGTTGCAGACAAACCCAACTTGTGGTCGAGATTACCCGCCTGCTTCGAGAATTGCTCCATCGCATTCAAAGCAAAACCGAACACCGGTTGGTCTGGGCCATCGAGCCGCAATTGATCTACGGCTTGTGGGTTGTTCAACGTAACGAACTCCCCATCCCCAGCATCTCTTACCTTCGTGAGATCCCCCTCGTCTTCCACCCCGCCAAGAGTCAAGATCTTCTGCCGTATCGCCTGCTCTTCGAGCTTACGATAAAGCGAGTTGACCAAGTTGTGCTGAAGCAGCAGATTCTGAGCAGGCGAAGATGGGGTTGTTTTGTCGGGAACCGGCCCTAGGTTCAAGATTCTATAAGGCCCCATTTCCGACCCATCCCACTCCAGCTCAGCCAGGGGTTCGGATATGAACCGAAACTGTTCATCGCATATGTATGTGATGATAACCCCGTCTTTCGGAAGGAACGCATCGCATAGATAAACGAACTCTTCAAACTGCGATGGGTCGAAACCCCCGTCACCCAAAGGTTCTCCCCACTCTTGCTCGGCACTATTGTCGAGCCGTTGTGGCCCCCGTTCGCGAAGGCTTTTGCGAACCTTCGCTGGGAATCGTGTATCCTCTAACACATCCTCGAAGCGAACTCGATACCGATCCGCTAAAAACGAACAATGTCTAAAGTCCGTAGCGTCCGTATCGTAGCAGAAGTGATCAGGGGATATCGACTGGATGAAAGGCTTGCCAGGGTCCATCCACTCATCCGCTTCGATTTCTACGGCAGTGGCCTCCGCCATGTAAACTTTGGCAATGCCAAGGGAGTAGAAGGCGTTCCTAGCACATTCCTGAAGAGCCTCCTCAACCCGCATCGTTTTGATGTATGCGTTGAGGGCGTTTTGATAATGCTCGGCGAACGCCTGACGCTCGACGGTCGTAGCCGTAGCTAAGATCCTCGGGCGGTTAGCGGCCAGTGAAAGAGTCTGAGCCTCCGCAGCCTGACGCATCAGGTTGAGGATGTCATTCATCGAATCCGCTTTGTCCGCATGGGGGTATAGAGACCCTGCTGCGGCAGACAGGAACTGCTCGCGTCTATCCCGAAGAACCTTTAGCTTCCTGTAGTGGTGTTCGACCGCTTGTGCTAAGCGTTCGAGCTTCCCTGCTCGGTTTCGGCTCATTGACTACCTCGGAGGGTCGCGGAAATAGCTACCTAGACCGGTAGCGGCAAACCGCAGTATAGTCAAACACCATACCCCTGTCAAGCAAAATCACCACTTACAGTGCTTCCGCCTACCCCTTTGCTCCTGTTTTTGCTGCTCCATTTGCCAAGGGATGGTGTACTTCTGGGGCTCTATTCTAGGGTTAAAATCGAACCTTTTCTCTATCGTTCGATTCCCTAGGCACCGAACTGCCAAGGCGGCAGCGATAGCTCGGTCACCGTGGTTCTCACCTCTGGCCGACCCGTCTCGGGCAGTCTTACTCCGTGGGTGGTGGGGTTTACCACTCACCCCATCGAACACATACTGCTCACACTCTTCGACCAACGCAGCACTTCTAAACGTCACATCCATGTTTGTCATGGATTGGATAAGCGGGGACAACAAAGTCATTCTGTTCGAGTTGAAATACCCCGGTCTGTCACTCCGTTTCGCGTATTTCCGTAGCTCCTCACCCTCCCTTTGATAGAACACGTTTGGGTAACCCAACCGAATCATCTCCGAAGTGAAAGCTACGCCCGGACCCTGCTTCTCCCAAATCAGGTGTGTATGGGGGAAACCCCGTCCCAGCCAATAGGCCGTCGCCACAGCCAACTGTGCGAACTCTGTCGGCGGTATTGTGTTGATCGCCAGTTCTGCAACCTGTTCTCGTGTCTTACGAGAAAATATTGACATCACCGAGTTCGATGATGTCTCACCAGCGGTGCCGGTAGACAAGTCCATCCCAATAACATAATCGCCGCTGGGCATGAACCCTTCTTCGTCGAGCGGCAACCATAGATCGAACTTATACCCATCACCCTCTACCCACGAGACACCGGGGAGATACCACGGCTCTCCATCTTGGTGAAATATCATACCGGTGTGGATTGGCGTTCTACACAAATCCCTGGCCCGATCCAATATCTGCTTACTGAACGGTCGCCCTTTACTGCCAGAGTATTCTCGGTCAAGCTCCTGAGAGATGTACAACATGTTGTGGTTGTGGGCGGCACACTTGTCGTCGTACCACGGAGAACGGATTCTACCGTCGAGCAGGAACTCATAATCGTCGGGAAAGTCATAGTCCTTATCCAACACCTGAAGCCGACCGTTCACCGACTGGTATAGCCCCCCGTTCTGTAGTGGGTTGTCCTTCCAATCTAAAATAACCCGTAGCCAAGGACCGACAGAATGAACCCTATCGTAATGCTCGTTGTCCATACCGTGGGGGGTAGACAACATCACGAGCCCGTTGGTTGTTTCAAGAAGGTTCGCTACGGCGTCTCTATCAGACCCCTGTGGAAAGAACGCAGACTCGTCAAGGAAGAACGCCGTATACCGACCACCACGACCAATGCCAGCGGTAGCGGCATAAGCTTTAATGTAGGCACCATTACTCTTGTTACTCCAAGTGTGTTTCGATGCCTTCCGGTCATAGACGGGTCGCATCCACTCAGGCAACATATCCAGTATAAAATCGATCTTCCAGCCTAACGACTCTGGGTTGTCTGGATCGTCGGCTGTAGATTCGTCTTTCGACCCAAGACCGAGGATGCAGTTTGGCCTGAACAAGAACATCCAGACAAACAGAGCGACCATAATCCACGAAGCACCTTGGGCTCGGCTCTTATCCCCGACCACATGACGCTTCCCAAGATAGTGTGCTATCGATGCTATGACGGGGTCTTGGTGAGCCCAAGTATTAAACGGGATCATGCCAGAGGAGTCTTCACCTTCCCGTGGCTCCAAGATATAACAGAACACGTTGATAAAGAACAGCGGGTCGGCTGTACAGGCTTTTATAAGTTCTTCCTGCAAGACAGGATTCCCTTCAGCCCCCCGTCGTACCTTTAGACGAAATGCGACCTGTTCCTTTTGATCGGTCGGAACTTTATTATAGTGCGGGAGGGTGGCCACTAGGGGGTGTAAGCTCCCGTCGTACCGGCATATCTCCCCATCGGGGTGTTTCTTATTCAACCGTGTTTCGTTTCTTCTCTCTTGGCCCTATGGTCATGGGGTGGTTGGTTTCACCGGCAACGCAGTCCAAGCCGCCCGCTTGGGGGTCAACTCCAAAGAGTGCATATCCAAGTAAGCTTGTAAGGCGTTCATCTGGGCTTCCTCCAGGTTCAACACCGCATCCTCAGTTAAGTACGGGCAAGAAGCATGGGCCACCTCGTGTAGCAGACAGGACACGTCACCCATAACCCCATGGCCCTCCTTCAGCGATATAATCTTCCCTTCGTGATCGCACTCTGCATCATTGGCCGGTCCCGCCCCACCCATCCGAAGCATCCACCAACCGTCATTCGCCCAGAAGTGTTTTATCATCGTCACCATCATTCTCCTAACAAGGATGCCAGGGAGAGGATGCTTTGTGACTCCACACTTCTCTCCCCGCCACCGTCAGCTTTAGTCGAATCAGACTGCTTAACAAAAGTTTGATGCAATCGAGCGATCTCTTTGAACAGCGAATCTAAAGCCTTCTTGTCCCCCCGATATAGGCTGAACTGGTTTCGAGCAGCTTGGTGGGGGCAGGGGAAAGTCTTCTCGTATTTGTCGATCCGTTTCTTTAACACCGGATCGGTTTGAACGACCTCGGGATCTAATAGAAGGCCAGGGTGCATGACGACCCACCGCATCCACGGCGGTAGGAACTCCATACCCTCCAGCTTCTCTTCGACTTCCTCCTGGTCGGGTTCTACCATATCTCGGCTTTGCTCCGCCATAGGCTCCAACTCCGTAACTTTGATCTCTACGAGCCTCCATGCCAGTTCTTGGGCAACCCTCGGCGTAATGCTTTTTAACCCCCAACTCTTCATCTCACGTCCGGCCTCGACCCTCCACCGCGAACCAACTTCGTGGAGGTTGCGGCTCTTCAGGCTCTTCCAGATCGAGTTCTTCCGTTTGGTCCTGTGTGGTATGTGATCAATACCTTGAGAGTCGAGCCACTTGATTAGCCGAACCGGGGGTTTAGCGATTACCTCATCGGCCTGTCTCCAGTGACGCTTAACATCCTCAGACTCCTTCCAGTACGGAGAGTCCTCTGGTATCTGCGATTCCGCCGCTTCTCGTTTGTCCATTTCGTGTTCCTGCTAAAAGTCATATTGCGTCCAACATTGCCAGGAGGGCGACCACCGGCCAGAGGAGTGACCAGACCAGTATGTCCCTTGCGTTCTTAAAAGATAGCGGGAGTAGAAGTGACCCCGCTACGGCGATGCTTAGGGCAACCGCCACATAAACCCCTAGGAGGAACTGAATCAAACGGTCGTCTCCATCCTTTAGCTGAAAAGTCGTGCGTAGGCGTAGTGAAACTAATAAATATATATTACGTGGCGGTGGGGGTGGGGTCAATCCAAAATTTCCGCCTTACGTGTGGGGCCTTCGGCCCCACACGAATTTTATTCGGGTTGCAAGCTAATCGGCTCAGCATTGCGGGAATTGCAGCGGTTGTAGGCGAATCGATCGATTGTGCTAGCGGTGTTCGGGGGTGGTTGCCGATAGGGAGTGGGGGTCGATGCGGTGGTTCGGCGATGCGGTGATGCGGTGGTGAAATAGACAATTTTGAAAAGTTTGTTTTTATTGGTGTTGCATTCGTGGTACAGTCGATTATACTTAGCGGCCGGACGTTGATGATTTTTGATCAAACGCAACCAACAAACAAGTGGAGAATAGAATCATGGATTACCCAAAGAAACTACTGGGTGATGGCGATAGCAACACCAAACTGCGAAAAAATGGCACAGCGTTTGAAACGTTAGGCTTGTCCCTATCACCCCATAAGAGCGCGGGCGTGGGTAACCTTTGCACTCATGCCAGTAGCGGCTGTATCGCATCTTGCTTGAATGAACAAGGCCTTGCTAGCGTGTTTAGCGCCATCAAAGAAGCGCGAAAACGGCGCACTGAGATATTTTATCGTGATAGGGACTGGTTTGTTGATCGTATCAAAGCTGAGATCGGCAATCGTTGCAAGCTTGCCGAAAAGAGGGGAACCCGCGTTGCAGTGCGTCTAAACGTCTTTTCAGATGTTATTTGGGAGCGCGTAGCACCATCGATTTTTACTGATTTTCCCAATGTCTCATTCTACGACTATTCAAAACACCCTAACCGCTTTGGGGCAATCTTACCCAATTATTGGGTGACGTTTTCACGCTCCGAAACAAACGATCAAGATTGCCTGCGAATATTAGAATCGGGCGGCAATGTCGCAGTAGCGTTTGCTGATGTGGGTGGTAAGTTTGTCGGCAACCGTGCAGGATTGCAGACCCTGCCCAAAACGTGGAAGGGTTTTCAGGTAATCGACGGGGATATTTCGGACTTACGATTTGAGGATACAAGGGGTCGCAAGCGTGGGCGCGTTGTGGGGTTGCGACTCAAATCGCACTCAAACAAAGCACGGGAGCAGGCTATAAAATCAGGATTTGCCGTTGTAGTCTAGTGGGCTGTAGTCTAGTGGGCTGTAGTCTAGCGGGCTGTAGTCTAGCGGGCTGTAGTCTAGC